AAAGGTAAACAAATGGATAATGAAGAATGGAGTGAAGTAGATACTACAGCTCCTAAAGAAGAAAAAGTAGAATATGAAGTAGAAGGTGAAGAGAATGAAGAAGATAAAGTTCCTTCGCCTGTTACAGCAGAAGAAGAAAAAGAAGCTCCTAAAAAAGAAGAACCTAAAGAGCTTGAAGGTATAGAAACAAAAGGAGCTCAAAAAAGAATACGTCAATTAGTTAAGCAACGTAAAGAAAGAGATGAACAACTTGCTCAACTAATGAAACAAAATGAAGAGTTAAATAAAAAGTTAAATGATTCACAGCATCAATTTAATACTGTAAATAAATTAAGTTTAGATGCAAGTGAAAAACAATTAACAGATAAATTAGAATTAGCTCGTAATGCTTATAAGTCAGCACATGAAGAGGGTGATTCTACAAAGATATTACAAGCTCAAGAATTTTTAAACGAAGCACAAAATGATTTAAAATCATTGAATGTAACGAAACAACAATTTGATCAACAGCCTGTACAACAACAACAACCACAACAACCTGTACAGCAACAGTATCAACCACAGCCTACTCCAGATCCAAAAGCAGAAGAATGGGCAAGTAAAAATGAATGGTTTGGTTCAGATCAAGTTATGACTGCAGCATCTTTAGCAATAGATGCTCAATTAAGAGAAGAAGGTTTTAGTCCTGCAGATCAAGAATATTATACTGAAGTAGATCGTAGGATAAGAGAAACATTTCCTCATAAGTTTGCAGCAGAAGCTGCTACAGGTGGGGAAGTTCGCCAGCAGGTAGAAGCGTCAAAACCTGCTCAAGTGGTGGCTGGAGCATCTCGCAGCTCTCCAGGTTCTAGTAAGAAAGTTAAGCTATCAAAAGAAGATATTAGATTAGCTAACAAATGGAATATACCACTTGAACAGTATGCTCTTGAAAAACAAAAAGCTGATAAAGCTGAAGGAGAGTATACAACAATAAATATGCAGCGTGGAGGAAAATAGATGACACGAATTAATAGTACACGTAGTTCTAATTTAAGAGAACAAGAAACTAGAAAACAAGAAGCTAGAGAAGAAGTTGAATATACATTTGAAGAACAAGATGTAGTTCATATTCCCCAAGCAGTTAAAGATCGTTTTACCAGCGAAGGTATGACATTAGGATGGTTAAGAATGACACTTAAAGGTCAAGATGATGTCAAACATATAGGTAAGAAAATGCAAGAAGGCTGGCAATTTGTTGACTTGGCTGAAGTTCCTGAAATGAGTGCAACATCTTTCGTGAGAGATGAAGGTAGATATGCAGGGGTAGTCTGTCGTGCTGACGTAGGATTAGCAAAAATCCCAACTGCTAAATACGAAGCTAGAAGTAAGTTTTACAGAGATAAAAGTAAAGCCATGAATGATGCGATTAATTCGCAACTCATGGGTAATAATAACTCTCGTATGCCTATTTCTAATAACAGTAAATCTAAAGTAATAACAGGAAGACAACCTAACTTTCAGGATTAATCCTTTTATTACTTATAATAAAGGAGAAAGAAAATGGCATCAGTAGACGCTTCTCGTGGTCTTGTACTAGCGAGAAAAAATGGTTCAGGTTCTAACTCTACTGGTATTGACACTATTGATTTGAATGTTTCCCCAAAGGTTGCATCAGCATTATTGCCTACAACAATGTTTACAGGAGATCCTATAGTCATTGATTCATTAGGTACAATAATTCCAAGTCCTGCTAACGTAACAGTTAAAACAGCAGGAGTATTCCAAGGAATTAGTTATGTAGACGCTTCAGGAAATCAAGAATTTAGTAGATACTGGACAGGAGGAACCACAGCCACAGATGTTAAGATCCATGTTTCAAGAGATCCAGATCAAACATACTTTATACAAGCAGATGCAACAGTAACTGCTTCAGCAGGTATGGGAGCTGGTGTATATAATGCACCTTGGATTCTAGCAACAGGATCAACTAAAACAGGTAATAGTGCCTATGTTTTAGATGCATCTGGTCCAACACAAGCAACAAGTCATATGAGAGTAATACGTAGAGCACCTTGGGATACAGGTACTGGAGCATCAGCAGGTGTGACAGACGCATATCCTTGGTATGAAGTACGTATCAATTCACATATGGACAATTATATAACAACTACTGTTTCAACAGCTTAATTAGGAAAGGAATAATTAAATGGCTATAAATAGAGCAAGTATTGCCAAAGAGCTACTTCCTGGACTGAATGCAGTTTTTGGAATAGAATATGGCAGCGTGGAAGACGAACACAAACCATTATACGAAATAGAATCATCAGACAGAGCTTTTGAAGAAGAAGTACTCTTCACAGGCTTTGGTGCTGCACCTACTAAAGGTGAAGGTGCTGCTGTTGTTTATGATGATGCATCAGAAAGTTATACTTCAAGGTATACAAACGAAACTGTTGCATTAGCATTCGCAGTAACTGAAGAAGCTATGGAAGATAATCTATATGATACTTTTGCAAAATTAAGAGCAAAAGGATTAGCAAGAGCTATGGCAAGTACAAAACAGCAAAAAGCTGCTGACTTGTACAACAATGGCTTTACAACAAATCAAGGTGATGGTGTACCTATGTTTAGTGCAGCACACCCAGTAACAGGTACTGGTACAGTAACAAACATTACTACAGCAGCAGCTATAGCTGAAGGTACTATAGAAGCAGCGATTATTCAGATACAAAAAACTACTGATGATCGTGGTATTCTTGTAGGTGCTTCAGGTGTTTCATTACACGTACCAACAGACCTATTGTTTACAGCAGATCAATTATTAAATACTCCAGGTACAACTGGTGGAGCTAATAATGATATCAATGCTATTAGACATCTAGGTGTATTGCCTGATGGATTCTATGTGAACAGAAGATTTACAGATGTAAATGCATGGTTCATTAAAACAGACGTACCTAATGGTACTAAAATGTTTACTAGAACTCCATTACAAACTAAAATGGAACCAGATTTTGATACTGGCAACCTACGTTTCAAAGCACGTGAAAGATATTCTTTTGGTGTTTCTGACTGGCGTGGTTGGTTTGGAAATCAAGGAGCCTAATTATAAATATTGGAGGAGAGTAGAGATATTCTCCTCCTCTATACTATAAGGAAAGATATATGTCTACAAATATAACTACAGCTTTTAAATCAGGTGATGGTGTTATTGTTTCTCCACAAGTTGTGAGTACTACAGATAATGCAGGAAATTCTATTGCTGTAACTTTACCTCATGTAACACGTGTTCTTGCTGTACATGCTTTTTCTACTGTCGCTGGTACATTTGATATAGGTGATAAAAATGGAAGTAAAATTAAATTCCAAGTTGCTGCAAGTGGCACAGCAGATATTTATATGGGTGAAGTAGGAGTAAAGTGTGAAGGCACAGTAAGTGTAAGCACACCTGATGCAGGTGGTGTAACTCTAGTATTAGGATAATTATATGCCTAACTATTCATATTTAAAAGATGATATTGTAAATACAATAGAAAATAATTCAACTGAATTTGCTGATCAAATACCTTATTTTATTGAAAAAGCTGAAGGTCGTCTAATAAAAGAATTAGATGATGTAGCTCTTGATGTATATGCATCAGTTGCTATATCAGCATCTAATCCTGTTGTTAGTTTACCTGATGGAGCTTTAGTAGTACGTAATGTAAATTATACAGCAAGTGCAACAAATATTAAAACAAATTTATTACAACGAACATATGAATATGCAATAGATTATTGGGGATATGTAAGTGCATCTACAGGTACTCCAAGATACTATGCAAGAAAAACTAATTCACAAATTTATATTGTACCTACTCCAGCATCTACAGTTGCAGGTGAAATACAATATACAAAACGACCATTAGGTTTAGCAAGTGCTACAGGTACAAGTGTAACAACATCTAACTATTTTAGTGAAAGTTGTTACAATGCTTTATTTGCAGCATGTATGATAGAAGCAAATTATTTTATAAAAGATTTTAATGTTTTGTCTGCTTGGGAAGGTAAATATAAAAATTCAATAGATGCTCTTCGTAATCAATCAAGAAGAACAAGACGAGATGATATGCAATCTCCAGCAAGTCCTGAAGGTGGTCCAACTCCTGTTATACAAGGAGCTAATTAATGCCAATTAGCAGAACTAATATTAAACAACAAGTAACTAAACCAAATAAAAAGAAAAATAAAATTAAAAGGAGAAAGTAATGCCTACTTATAATAACGACAAAATAATAGGTGCACAAGGTAGAGTAGCTATTAATAAAAACTTAAGTGAAATAAATGGTGTTCCTACAGGACAAGGATATGGAGCAGCACGTAAAGGACCACAAGTAAAAGGACCTATTGAAGCTGTATCTGATGCTGACTATCCTCAAGGAGAATCATTTGAAATGAGTACAAAACCAGTTTCAAATCTTGGAGTAAAGTAATGATAGGATTAATTACAAAATTAGCAAAAGAAGGAATAAAAATTACTCCTAAAATAAGAAAAGCTATTAATGCTTTAAGATCTAATAAAGATAAAATTAAAAAAGTTGAAAAAGAAATTAAAACATTAACAAAAAAAAATAAAGCAGATAAAAAATTTGCTGGTTTTAGTAATCCTACAAAATTAAATAATGCTAAAAACAGATTAAAAAAATTAAAACTTGAAGATCAAAAAAGAATTAAAAATATGAGAAAAGCTGGGTTAGCAGTAGGAACTGGAACTGTAGCTGCTGTTACAACAAAAAATATTATAGACAAAGTATTAAAAGATACAAAACCTTATATAATTAAAAAAGGAGATACTCTTTCAGAAATTGCTAGAGATAATGGAACAACATTAAAAGCTATTAAAGAAGCTAATCCTCAAATAAAAGATCTTAATAAAATTAGACCTGGACAACAAATTAAAATGCCTAAAAAAGTTCCAGATAGAAAATCTGTATATCAAGGTATGACAAGATCTGAAATGGCAGATATTTCTAAAAATAAAGTTGTTGAAAGAAAATTTGGAGGTCAAATAGGTACACCTAGAGGAGTTGGAGCTGCACTACGTGGCTATGGTAAAGGCTATAAGTAGTGCCTTTTAAATCTACAAAACAAAGAACATATCTAGCAATCAACAAACCTAAAGTTTATAAAAAATTTAAAAAGGAAGAGCAAAATATGTATGGAAAAAAAATGGTAAAAAGACCTATGGGTGGTAAAGTATATAAAAATATTGTAAAAAAACCTATGGGTGGTAAAGTATATAAAAATATTGTAAAAAAACCTATGGGTGGTAAAGTCTACAAAGTAGACAACAAAGGGCAACAATTAGTTGCTAAACAATATGGAGGAAAAATATATGGATAAGATTATGTCAAGACTAAAAGAACCATCATCATATTCTGCTATTGCAGCAGTATGTGCTATGGGTGGTATAGTTGTTCCTAATCCTATGTGGCAAACAATCTGTTTAATTGGTTGTGGTGTTGCAGGTGTTGCAGGATTTTGGATGAGTGAAAAAAAGAAATAGGAGTTAATTAATGTTAGCTGGTCTACCTGTTGAAATGCTTACAATGCTAGGTTCTAGTTTACTAGGTGGTATGATGACCATTTGGGGACAGAAAGCAAAAGAAAGAGCTAATCAACAGAAAATGCTTCTTGCTAGAGGTAAGTTTCAAATGGATGAAATTAACAAAGCAAGAGAATTTGACAACAAAGGATTTCAATGGACACGTAGAATTATTGCATTAACAGCAGTATTTTTTATTATTGCATTTCCTA